GTCGGGGATGCAGTACGGACAGAAGGGCAGATCGTAGAAATCGAATGTCGAGATTTGGCCAAGAGGCTGCAGGACCGTTATATCTTGGAGCGCAGAGAGTACGGCGCACCTATAGAGGATGGAGGCGTACCAGTCGAGGATGTTATGCAGCAGATTCTTGATGACGAATTCGGCGTAGGAGAAATTGAGCTGGATGTACCAGCATCTCCTGGCTTTGGATTGCCTCCTTTTGCTGTAGAGTTCGGGACTGTCTGGGATTGGCTGCAAAACATCACAAAAGAATTCGGCTGGTTCTTAGGGTACAAGTATGACTCTGGGACAGAGAGCTTTCGCCTGACACTCCTAGAGCCTCCTCGAGCTAAGTCTGCAGCAACAGCCGATTGGAATTTTGAGTGGACAGAAGACATTTATATCCATGACCTTGACATAACAGACAGGGATATTCGCAATAGGGTGGCTGTAGTATACAGAGATGAGGCTGGCCAGAGGCAGACTGTAACAGTCAACGATGCAGCAAGTCAGGACGAATTTGGTCTTCGGCCTATGCAAATCGATGAGACTGATACAGAGCTAATCAAGACGGCAGCGGATGCTTTGAACTTGGCCAATTTTGCTCTGAATGATTTGTCTGGCCAACGAGCGACAAATTCTTTGACCTTGCCACTTATACCGAGGATGGATGTCTATGACGGCATAACAGTAGACGATCCAAGAGTCTCCACCTTAGAGGAATTTTATGGGGTGGAGAGCATACGGCATACGCTAGATTTTGACGGAGAAACGCTGCAGACAGAAGTCATTGGAGCAGGTCGAGTCATAGGAGCGCACCAGAGATGGCTGCAGATGCAAGCAAGAGAAGGATCGCAGGGTAATCCTCCCGATAACGTCTGGCCAGTTAGACCGAATACAGTCTTGACTATAGCTGCAGCTGACAGCAACCAAGAAGGACGGAGAAGGGCTGATATTGTCTGTCAGGGAGAACATGACCAGCGAGACATCAATCGAGCTTTGCAGAGAGTCGGAGCAAGGGGAAAAGTCGTATTGCTTGAGGGTACTTTCAACATAGACGAATCGATTATAGTACCGAGCAGCCGAATCCTAGAGGGACAAGGGCAATCGACAGTTATCTTTCTTGATGCTGTAGTCAATGACTTTTTCTGGATGATTCAAAACGAGGACCTTGTAAACGGAAATCCAAATATTGCCGTTCTCAACTTACGCTTAGACGGCAATGCTCCAGCTCACACGCAGGATGAAGAATGGTGGCATTATGGCGTGTACTTGGAACGCTGCGAGGAGGCTATAATCCAAGGTCTGAATATTGTTGACATGGTAGGATTTGGCGTCTATCTTCTCTGGTCGGACAGAGCCAAGATCATCCAAAACGAAATCAAACGCTGTAAAGAGGGGGGAATCTTCTATGGCGGAGACTCGGATGAGTTCGCCAGAAGTGCCACGATTAGCAATAGCATTATAACGGACTGCGTAACCGATCTATTCTGGATAGGAAATGCCAGTACTGGAATCGGGGCTGGCTGGGCTGAGAATATAGTCATCAGTAACAACGTAACAGCCAACAATGACCAAGGGATTTCTATCGTCTTCATCGAGGAGTCTACCATCTCAGGAAACACGGTCAACAGGAATATCTTTCCTGGGCTTTGGGTATGGCAGCAGTCTGATAACAACGTCATTACAGGTAATAACTGCGCTTATAACGGACTCAGCGGGATTTATGTCCAAGGAGATGATAATATTGTCTCCAATAACGAGTCTATCGGCTCAGGTCAATTTCCATACGCTCCAGCTCCTCCTGGCTACAATATTCAGATTGACGGTAACAGAAACAACGTACAAGGTAACACGGTACGGATTGGTGAGGATGGAGAGTTTGAGCCTGTAGGCGGTATCTTTATCAGTTCGCTGTCAGAGGATACCTTTGTAACAAACAATGACCTTTTAGACGGTGGAGCAGAAGGAAATCTCTTAGAGGATGAGGGTACGAACACCGAAACACGGCCTGGAAATAGGCCAAGTGTTGACCCTGCACCAATAGCCGAAATTTTAAATCCTAGAGAGTATTTTACAAACTGGGAGCAGTATCCAATGTATCAAGTTCCAAGGGACTGGCGCGGTTATACGTTCCCAGATGCGCATATACAGGTCTGGTTCGTTAATGATCCTTTCGTCTTAGGCCAGAAGGTCTTGGAATGGGAACAGATGAATTTCACAAATTACTTTACAATTGCGCCGTACTGGTCGCCAGCTTGCCACGAGTGCGAAATGATTGCTGAGTTTAGAACTACGACAACGCCCACGCATGATTATTTCAATCTGTTTGGTAAAGTTAGCTCAAGGGATACCAATGACCACTCAGGCATTGCGGTCGGTTTTAACGGATCAAGCATAGTCTTGTTTAGGCATAGAACAAATTCAAGGACTCCGATCGATTCGCAGTCTGGACTGATTTCGGCTAATACATGGTATAGGGTTAGAGTACAAATGGAGCGAGGCTCACAAAAGACCTTTACAAATATGCGGGGGAGAGTCTGGCCTACTGGAGATGCTGAACCTGGGACATGGCAAGTCGAGGTAACAGACAGGAGCGACATTGAAGGAGTCGGGATTATAGCTTTGGGTAATTTTTCTGACTCAGGCATCCGCTATGTTCGCCAGTTTGGATACCAAGTTCCTCCAATGGGAGATCCGCTTACATTTGTAGACTACTAGAAAGGGGATCGAGCTTATGAGCGTGGATATACTTGCTAGGACTATCTATGGAGAGGCTAGAGGGCAGGGTATACTTGATAGGATGGCAGTCGGAGCCATTATTCGGGAGCGAGTTCTTCGGCCTGGATGGTGGGGTAAAGACTGGGAAGGAGTCTGCAAGCATCCTTGGCAGTTTAGCTGCTGGAATGAGTCGGATGTCAACTATCAAAAAGTACTCAATGCTCATGAGGATGAGGCTGTTTATTACAGCTGCTTGACGATAGCAGAGTACGTCAAAAAGCATCTTTCTGAGAGGGACCTTGCGGAAATGTTCGGTACAAATGGCCCTTTTCCTACGCATTACCATGATAGAAGTATAGATTATCCTGAGAAAGCCTGGGGAGAAACTAGGACCATTGTCCCAGTCGGCTGGGATTCTGCATTTCTTTTCTATACAGAGATACAAGGGAATCCAACGAGGAGGAAACGGAGTCGATGACTAGGGAGGATCTGATTTTAACGTGTGTAAGCAGGGAGGAGCTAGAGCGCGAAGTCAGGGATATTCGCTGGACTAGCAAGCTGGGAGAGTACGGAGAAAGGCGATTCTTGGAGGCCGATGTACAGTCGATAGTCGTGGCTGTCTGGGCCTTACTGAAGGAGGGCGAATCTCGTGGAAATGCCTATAGTGCAGGAGTACAAGAAAGCTCTTAAGACAGAGAAGGAGCTGCAGAAAGCCTATCTGAATGCGCCAGATTTTGAGAAGGACTGGAGGAAGACGGAATTTGAGGCTGCAAGAGATAAGGCCAAAGCTCTATGGAGTCGGATCTGTAAGGGCGAGCGGTAACCTTAGAAACCTTAGCATCCAACCTTAGCAACCTTAGAAACCTTAGCAACCTTAGCAACCTTAGAAACTAAGGCTTTTTTTATGTCCAAAAACGAGAAGGAGGAATTTGCTTTATGGGTAAATTGTCGAATTTAGCTGTTACGGTTCTTTTGTCGTTCCTGGGGAATGTCCTGCAGAAGTCAGTCAATTCACTTTGGGATGAGCTTTGGGAGTATATCTTTGAGGCTGTAGTCGAGGCTGAGGAAAAATGGGGCCGCGATAACGGTTCAAAGAAAAAGGATTATGCTATGGGCCTGATCCTGAGCTGGCTTGACGAAAATGCCTCTTTGAATTGGCTCCAGCGTACGGCTGCAAGGCTTATAATATCCAACCTACTGGATGGGCTGATAGGCGAATTTAACGAGGTTATGGGCAATGACTGGCTAGAGAAAGCCAAAGAGATGCGGGATTCCTTAGCTGGGAGAATTCCTTTTATAGACTAAGGAGGGGATCACTTGAGCAATGGCCATATAGCTGGATCCTTAATTACAGCTGCAGCCATGATTATCTCAGCCTATATAAAAGGGAGATTTGACGGCAGATGTCGCAACAGCAAAAACTGCACCAACAAAGACAGCGAGCCAGACATTGTTATTGTTACAGATAAAGAAAAGATGAAAAAGAAGACGGATGATGAGGCTGGCTCTTAATGGAGTCAGCCTTTTTTTGTGCCTTAAATTGGATAAGTTTATTTCAGCCAGTCTATTGACTATGCTATGTATTATTGTTATTATAGGTATAGAAGGGCTGAGGAAAACAGCTCAAATAACATAAGGGACAGGCAAGCCTGAGGCTATGGCTTAGGGTAGGGCAAACTCGATCACTACAGACCTTCGCTTGTCTGTCTCGAAAGGGGAAAAAAGCATGAGTCATGATGTCGAAAATATGTTTAGCGTTCGCGAGGTCCCTTGGCATGGGCTAGGTAAGGTATTAGAGGAGGCTCCAGATTCAGAGCAAGCCTTGATTGCTGCAGGTCTTGCTTGGGCAGTCGAAAAAAGGCCGATCTTTATCGGAGACGGCCAAGGAGGAATGACTGAGGTCGCAGAGCAATATGCTAATGTTCGGGCCACAGATAATCGAGTCCTGGGGATAGTCGGCAAAGCCTACAAGGTGATTCAGAACATGGAGGCCTTTCGCTGGACCGATGGACTCTTAGGAGAGGGCTGCAGATATGAGACAGCAGGGAGCTTGAGAGAAGGGCGTAAGGTCTGGCTGTCTGCAAAGCTGCCTGAGCCTTTGAAGGTAGTAGGCGATGACGTTGATATGTACCTAGTTTTTTCTAACAGTCACGATGGGAATTCTTCTGTAAGAGTAGCCATAACACCGATTCGAGTCGTATGCCAGAACACGCTCACATGGGGCCTACAGAGAGCCAAGAGAACATGGAGCATTAGACATACCCAAAGCCTCAATGGTAAGCTTGACGAGGCTGCTACAGCCTTAGGATTGGCTCAGGACTTTGGCCGAAAGTTTAGGGAAGACGCGGAGAGACTGGCAGACAAAAAAATCAGCTTTGAGGGATATCTCGAAAAGCTCATTCCAATGGCCAAAGAGGACAGCGAAGGAGATAGCCGAGCTGCAGAAAACATTAAACAACGCAGGGAGGACATTAGCCAGCTTTACTTGGCTGAGGATTTGAAGGAGTTTAATGGGACTGCCTGGGGAGCTTTGCAAGCGGTCGCTGATTATGTCAGCCACGCAGAGCCAAAGAGACAGACTGAGACATTCAAGGAGAGACGATTTGAGCAGCTGATTGATGGCCATAAGTTCTTAAATCAGGCGCACAGTCTCGCTCTTAACATGAGGAATTAGACAAAGAAGACCATAAGAAAAGCAGGGGATTGACTCCCTGCTTTTTTTAGTGCTGCATTTTGCTATGTACTTTCTTCCAGAGCTTGTCAAAATCCAGGTCTGAATCACCGCTTTTGTATCTTTTTTCCATACAGTCGGCAGCTGCATCCATCGCATTTTTGACGAATAGCTCAGCCTCGCGTCTGACTGATCCTGGGACTCTGGCATCTTTCTCAAAGGGTTTCGAATTCTTGCTCCATTTTACGAGGGCTTGAGACAAAGCTTTGTCACATCCTGGAGGAAGGAAAGACTTAGGCAATTCCAGGGCCTCAGCTACAAAGACAGCTCCCTCTTTTACCATTCCAAAGACTATGGAATCTACGTCATCGGGATCTAAGCAAAAGGCTGGCAGGTCATCCTCCTCGTTTCTCTGCTCGATATGAGTAATCATTAGGGCCAGAGTCATGCGCTGCATATAGTCGAAATTCTTCTTGCTTGGAGAGAAAATTGGCTCTATCACCTCAAGCGGAAAGTTCTGCAGCGTGAGCTTTTCGATTGGTACTTTCTCCAGGACATGCTGCACCGTGTAGACCATCTTGGCCAGTCTTGGCGAGTCTACCAAATCAAAAATCGACATTTTCAGGATTTCCATTTGTCATCCTCCTATTGGTCAAAGATTATAGAAAGCTTTCTCTGCTCAAAGTGCAATCTCCTGTTTTTTCTCACAGTTTAGACTTGCAGGAGACTTGCTCAGGGCTTGCTTAGGACTTGCAGGAGGCTTGCTCGGGCTTGCTTAGGACTTGCAGGAGGCTTGCTCGGGCTTTGTCTATCCCATGAATTTCCCATAGAGTTCCCATAAATTTACCCTGAGCTTACTTGGGGTACTTTTTGGAGACACATTATTATTACAGACAGAATGCAGCAAGGCCAGCAGCAAAATGAAAAGGTCTTCTTAATGCGCTAGGAGAGGGACTCTTGCGCCATTCATTACCATTAGAATATTCCAGCCCACCTATTGCGATATGTTATTACAGGTGGTATACTTAGTACATAGTAAAGAAACAAAAAAACAAAAGCAAAGGGGCCAGACAAACATGACTAACACACAACGAGTACACGAGGCAGCACAGGCAGCAGGACTTGAGGAAAAAACACTTCTTACATACGCCGAATGGAAAAAAGCAGGGTTTCAAGTTCAGAAGGGCCAGAAAGCAGCTCTCAAAGTTAGTCTCTGGATACCTAGCAACAAGAAAAAAATAGCTGAAGGGCTAGAGACAGAAGTCAAGTTTGTTGTCAAGACGGCCAGCCTTTTCACAGAGGATCAAGTCAAGGAGAAAGAAGAAAAGTCAGCAGCATAAAGCAAAGCCTGGGCTTGGGAAGACTCAAGCCCTCCAATATAAACTAGGGAGACGGATACCATGAAGACCATAACAAAGACAGTCGGAGGACACAAAATAAGCTTGCCAGAGGGCTGGTATATAGCAAGCTCGCCCATTTGTACTACGAAGGTAGAAGTCAAAGACCGCTCAGGGAATACAGTCTGGAAAAAAGACCTGAAGGAATATGAGCCTCGCTGCCAGTTTCTCAATGCTTTCAATAACGGAGACATGTCATTTGATGGAAGGTGGTGGGAATAATGTTGCTGCAGTTTCGCCTCCAGTTAGAGCTGGAGAAAGCTTTTTCCAAGCTGGCAGAATGGGAGACTAGACTGGTATTGTCTGACAATGAAAAGGAAAAGCAGCTCGCTCGCGGTTATATCTACGAGCTGAATGGGAAAGTTGACGGCTTACAATTCGCTTTGGATCTTGTCTCGGAAAAGGACAGGCCAGCATAGACTGGCCAGCAAAAACTAGGAGGAATTCATAATGAAGAATAGACCAAGTATGCTCTGCAATCTTGCACAAAAGCACTTCGCTGATCTGGCCAAGGAACACGAAATAAGCCCTGAGAAATTCGAGACTCTTTGCTCAGAGGTCTATGCAGTCATTAACAAGCAAAGCGATGCCGATGCTGTCAGGGTACTTTTTGGAGTCTTGGCTGGTTATCTCCGAGAAGGACAATGGCAAGCAGAAAAGGAGGCCTAAAAATGCAGGACAAATCGAATCTCCAAAGCTGCCAGCGGTTTCTGGTTGATATGCTGGAGCAAGTCAAAGCAGTAAGAGACTCAGGCGCATGCAACATGATGAACAGAAAAGAAGTGCAATTCTGGGCTTTCCACTTTTGTTTTTATGAGGCAGTCGAATGGATTCAGCAAGCACCAAGCAAGCTCTATTGCGAAATGCTAGGCAGTACCAATTGGGCTGAGGTGGATTGTATACTGACTGAGGATCTTAAGCTCAAGGCTGCACAGTCAAGCGGAATCTGGCCAGACCACTGGGACATATAAAACGGTAGTATATAGGCGGGCTTTTGGCTCGCTTGTTTCTTCTCAAAGCTCGGAAATGCCTTGTAGCTGCGCCTTATCCATGAATTGGATTACTCCAGGCTATTGTATTAGCGCATATAATGCGGTATTATATATATAGAGACAAGGCAGCAGCAACGTCTCAAAAAAACCCACCGAGGAGATGGAAAACATGGCAGCACCTACCAAGTTTGACCAAGAAAAAACCTTTGGAGTCGAAATCGAGTTTACCAACTTAACAGAGACAGAAATGCTCGGAGTCGTTAGAGGCTTAGAGACAGCTGGCCTTCCTTGTAACTACGAAGGATACACTCATAGAAACTCAGAAACAGCTTGGAAAGTCGTATATGACGGCTCAGTAAGGAATAGACGGTACCACAAAGGATGGGAGCTTGTAAGCCCAATACTCAAAGGCTCTGAAGGGCTTAAGCAAATAGAAGTCGCTTGTCAAGTACTGGAGGATAACAACGCCAAAGTAAACCGCTCTTGTGGCCTACACGTACACCACGGAGCAAAGCATTGGACTCCTCAGCAGTTTGTCAACCTTCATAGGCTCTACGCCAGAATGGAGCTGACCATAGACGAGGCCATGCCTAAGAGTCGCAGAGATAACAATAACTACTTTTGCCGCTCAATACGAGGAGAGATCCTCCGAGACGTAGAGAAGTTTGAGAGCCTCCAGACCATGCAGGAGCTTAGAGACTGGACAACAGAAAACAGAGGCTTTGTCGATAGACGTTACGGCAAGATAAACATGGAAAGCTGGTGGCGACATACGACAGTCGAGTTTCGCCAAGCAGCTGGCACTATAGAGGCTGACAAGATCATAAACTGGGTAGTATTTACTCAGCTGCTAGTCCAAAAGGCTGAAGGTCGCAAAGTCAAAATGCAGCTTGAGGATAAACGGTACAAGCGCAATAACGCTTGGAGACTGGTCGCAGTCGAGCTTGCTCTACATAACAAGGGCAACGAAATGGATGAGCTTGCAAAGTCAGCTGTCAACTTTATAACAGACCGCATCAAACACTTTCGCAGCTTAGAGCAAGGCCAGCAAAGCCAAGCAGCATAAGCAAAGACGGAGCAAGGGCAGCCTGGGAGCTGCTCTGCTCTACTACTAAAAGGAGGAACTACCATGATAAAGATTCGAACTAATGACGGTACTATTTTTACTGGCCAGAGCTTTGAGGAAGTAGTCGAGGGCCTGAGGATAGACATGAGGCTTGACAAGGACGAAGATATCCAGGTCTATATGAAGGACTGCATTCATCGGATTAAGGTCTGGACTGGAAAAGATATCTCTTTTACTACAGCTGAGGAATTTGTCAGGGAACTGGTCAGAGTCGGAGTCGCTGAATTACTGGAGGAGGAGATCAACTAATGGAAAAATTATACTTTGCCTATGGCTCCAATATGGCCATTGATCGCATGTTCGCTCGCTGTCCTGGGGCTGAGGAAATAGAAAAAGTACGTCTTAAGGACTGGCAGATCCAATTTCGCAGAGTCCTCACTATAATAGAGCAGCCTGGGGAAGAAGTAATCGGCGCATTGTACTCTATAACAGAGGAGGATGAGCTGGCCCTGGACAGATACGAGGGCTGGCCAAGGTACTATGACAAGCACGATTTGACTGTCCAGAGTACAGAAAACCCTTTCAAGACCTATCAAGCAATGGTCTATATACTGGACAAAGAAAAGATTTCTGCTCCTGAGGATTACTATCTCGGCGTATGCTTGGAGGGCTGCAGGGATTGGGGAATACCCCATGACTATATGATGAGAGCAGTCAAGCAAGCCAAAGCTGCCGAGCATGTCAGGCGTAGGATTGCGAGGGATTACTACTTAGAAAGACGCGAGGAGATTCGCTGCCAGCTAGTCAGGCCAGAGCCAGTATTTGAGAGCAAGGCAGAAGTCGATTCCTATATGGAAAAGAGGCTCAAGCTTGACTCCATGCTGCTGGACTCCTTCAATGAATGCTTTCCTGATTGATACTAAGGGCCATGAGGTGATAATTGCCATCGTCTCAGGCCTTTACTTTTCACCTTGTTATTGTTATTATTACAGGTAGAAAGACCAGCTAGTAAAAACAAAAAAGGAGAGGGACAACATGGAAAAAACATTACATTTTCGCAGTAGTCGAATCTTGAGCTTTGGACTCTTACATTGGACAGGATTTTTCATGCCAGACATACTCAGAATTACAAAGGACCGCTTGATTATAAAGCGCAGGGCTTGGCTTGGACTTAAGAGCTGGGAGGAGGAGATCCGCTTTGACCGCATAGCCTCGCTGAGAGTGAAGAAGGGATTCATAACTGGCCAGATAGCCATTGAGACTAACGGAGGAGGACTGCAGGAGCTTTTCTTGAGTAACCTATGGAAATGGCAAGCTAACAAGACAGCCAGAGCCTTGAGAGCAAAATTATAAGCGAAGGGAGGTGAGACAATTGCCAAGGGATAGACGTACGCCAAGAGCTACAGCTCTATGGCCAGCTATACATTTAGACAGAGACGGCAAAGAATATATCTCGGCCAAGAGTGGGATCGCCTTTGATATGGAGCCTAAGGAGGCTCTGAGGCTTGCTCACAAGCTGATTTCGCTGGTCCTCAAGTCAGGTATAGGTAAGATCAAAGTAAGGATCTGGAGAGACACTTGCAGCATTGCAGTCTTTGGATATCAAGCCGATGAAATAGCTCCAGAGCTGCCAGAGGACAGGGGAGAAAGACCCATCGAAGTATGGGAAGGATTCTAAAAAGGAGCGAATCAACTTTGAAAAAAACTATGGTAATCGGGATAATTGTTGGGTTTATGCTAGGGTTTATGGGAGCTGGAGAAGTCTTTGCAGGTGATTACTTCTTCAGAGAGGCAAACATTGGAAGTACACGATCAGACATACGAGCAAGAGAGGCAATGCAGACTGTTTCTGCTGCAGATAACCATTTGGGATACGAAGTTAGGATCGAAGGATATAATTTCTACGCAGTTTACTACTTTGACGAACAGGATTCCTTTCGCCAGGGAAGTTATATGCTTGCTGATAATTTTTGGAGCACAAGCCGATATATACAAGCCTATGATCTGTTCAAGGGCATTTTAACTGAGGTATATGGCCATCCCGAAAGCGACAGCAAGCATTGGCTGACTGAGGACGGACAGCCAAAAAGATCCTGGACCGATTCAGAGGCTTTATCAGCTAATCTTTTGTCGTATTATACCGAGTGGAGAATTGACGATGATTTGACCATTTTGATGAGCTTATCTGCTGGGCCGTCTAGTTCTATATCTTTACGAATTGACTATTACAACGAAGAAGAAATGGCTCAGCTTTTGGAGCAAGACAGGCAAAAGTCAAAGAGCAATTTCTAACGAATTGATTTGAGTTTACAGCTGCAATATGTTATTATTATTACAGAGGGCAACCTCTACAAAAAAACTATAGGAGGAGGACACACTCATGGGAATTGTCAATGCTAGGACTGGAGAAGTCATGGAGCTTGACGCGATGAGCGATGAGCAGTTAGTCCTCGAGCTGAAAGAGCTTGAAGACGTTTATCAGCTGGCGAGAGAGGCTCGCGATGCTGCAAAGCTGACTCTGATCAGTCGCATGGTAGAAGACGGAGCAAAGCTGAGGCTGACTCCAGTCGCAAAGGTACGATTACAGAAGTCTGTAAAAATCAGGGACAAAAAAATGGTGGATAAGCTCTTTGAGCTATGCCCTGAGCAGCTCAAGGAAAAATGTTTCAAGCATGACCTAAGACCGCTCAAGTCTGGCCTTAATGAACTGGCCAAGCTAGGAGACGATTGGAAGACCAGAGTCGATGCTCTATACCAAGAGACGAATTCACTAAAAATTGAATGGCTTGTTCCAGAGGAGCCTGAGGAGCCAGAGGATACTGGCAAGGCTGATTCTGATGTTGATATGACTGCCGATGTCCCATTCTAAAACCTTTGACCGAGGAGTGACATAGATATGAGTAAACAGCAAAATCCCAGGCCTCCAGTGGCCTGGGACGAGATCCCAGACAATCCAGCGGATAACGCGTTCATTGTTCTGGCTGAGGGATTACAAGGCGCAGGAAAGACTCATTTTGCCATGACGTTCCCTGAGCCTATTTTTCTACTTGACACAGAAAACCGAGCGGATAAAGTCGCTGCTAAATTTAAGGCTGAAGGAAAGCAAGTCTATCGCAAGAAATGCATGAGCTTTGACGATATCCGTCAAGCGGTAGCTCAGCTGATTTTTGCTCAGCACGGAGGAGGGACCATTGTCATTGACTCAGGATCGGATCTCCAGTCGTATGCTGAGACAGAATTCTTGCAGCAGAATCGAAAAGAGAAAATCTGGCCTCAAGTCCTATGGGGAGAAGTCCATGCTAAGACTGACAATCTCCTGGCAGCCATCCGAGATAAAGGATTCTACTGCGTAATTACTGGACGGCTCAAAGAGGAGTACATTGGAGAGTACGGCGAAGGAGTCAAGTCTGGGAATATGGTCCTGGAAGGGTACAAGAAATTGCCCTATCGCGTCGATGTCTTCTTGAGACTGACTGGAGACGGCAAGGCCATTGTCCATAAAAATGGATTTCGTAATACTGTAGCTGAGGAAACTCCAACAATTGAAAAGCCGAGCTTTGAGACTGTCATCGGGAAGTTAGTCCTGCATGAGTCAGAGGATTCAGCAGATAAAATTGAGGAGCTAAAGACCAAGACAAAGGAGACTGCTCCAGAGGCTCCAGAGAAAGCTCCAGACAAGCCGAAGGAACCAAGCGAGGACAATCATAAGCAGGAGCAAACAAAGCAAGCTCCTGAGCCTCCTGAGGACATAGACAGGATCGCAACAGAGCAAGAAAAGATTCATGTATTTAATCTGGCCAAGAAATTGGGAGTCGAGCCTGGGAGCTTGAAAATGCTATTGCATGACATTCGAGGAGAGGCTACTACTGAGGGGATAACTGTCAGAGACTTACAGATTTTTCTTGAGGGGATTCAAACAATGGCAGAGGAACATTTTGGAGAGGAACAGACAGGATAAAGACAATATGCGGCTCAGAAATGGGCCGTTTTTTTCCAGCTGATGGATGTTATTACAGGTACTAGCCCAAAAGCCCAAAGTAGGAATTTACACGAACACTATGAATATGTTATTATTGGTGTTAGTTAGAACAGAGGAAGGAGGAATCGGTATGAGCAAGGACAATCTGAAGAAATGGATTGAGGGAAATCCTCTGCGCAAATATCGCAAGGAGCAAGGCCTGTCTATAATGGCGATTGCCTCCATGCTCGGAGTCGGAATGAGTACAGTCCAGACCTGGGAATCAGGAGCGCATTGGCCAAAAGAGGAGAACTTTGATCACATGTCAAGCCTTATGGGAAAGACAAATGTCGAGCAAAGCTGGTCTAAGTGGCTAAAGAGCAGACCAGGATGGACGAATAGCAACTAGGAGGAAACTACAATGGGCGAAGTACTGAAACACAGAAAAGAATTGATTCCAATTGGGCTGGTTTCAATTCAGGAGTGGGAGGCCATACGGACTCTATGCAAAAAAGAAGAAGTTTCTCGTGGGGGCGATTACGATTGCCCTTACGGAGGAGCTATCAATATATGGATACAAGAGAGCTGGCTGGACCCAGAGGGAGAACTTCATGGGACTTACTATCCAGAAGTTTCTGAGACTCACAAGGGAATGGTGAATATTTACTTTCAGACTGGGGCCTATTTGAACAGTAACGGAGAGAGGCCCTGGGAGTCTGAACTTATAGAATATTCGTGGGAGGAAAATTGGTCGCCTCTTATGGGACGGCTGCGCTTTTGTCAGCTCTATCGAAAAGCCTTGCAACGTGAATATTCTGGAGATTTGGCTGAGGCTTGGAGGAGTTCGGGCTTATAGTACCGAAAACTATATTAGGCTGCACTAACTGCCAGTTTATGCAGTCTACAGTACCGAATGTTATAGGAAATGGTACTATAGGGAAAAAGGGGGGCTTTACATGGCTTATTTTGGATCGGAAAACAGAAAGACTGCTTTTAAGATTCCTGAAGTACTCAACGAGACAGAGCTTGAGGATTTACTTTCTCAGCCGAATCGGAAATGTCGGACTGGTCTTCGCAACTATGTCATGATGCAGATCATGGCAAATATCGGATTGAGAGCCTCTGAGCTTTTGGCTCTTGAGGTACGCGACATTGATTGGATGTCTGGCAAGCTCAAAGTCAGACAAGGCAAAGGCAAGAAGGATCGGATTCTTTGGCTGAGTGTAGAAGACTTGGAGCTTTTGGAAGACTGGAGAGAAGTCAAGCCTGAGAGCAAGCATCTCTTTTGTACGCTCAAAGGAAAGCCAGTCCAGGATCGGTATCTTCGGGAGATGGTCAAAAGACTAGCTGAGAAAGCGGAGATTGACAAAGACGTTCATCCGCATACTTTGCGCCATACTTTTGCGACAGACCTCTATCGGGAGACTAAAAACCTTCGAATTGTGCAGAAAGCTCTTGGCCATGCAACGATTGCAGCTACTCAAATCTATACTCATATTGTTGATGCAGAGCTTGAGGATGCTCTAAAATCCTTTCGCAAAAAAGGAGCAGCCTGATGGTAAAGAAGATAAACTGTAAAATCACGCTGGACAATGGGGATAAAATTCCATTTTGCGTGTCTGTAGTCGGAGAGATGGCCAAAGACGCGACACTTGACATTGAGTATCTCAACAAGAACCAATATATCTCTGAGGAGCATTGTCTGGAGCTTGCTAACATGTTTCGAGCTGTCTCTGACACGTTTCTGATGCTCTATAGAGGCCAGGAGATAGACTCAAAGATTGTTGATATTATGAAAAAGGAAGTCATCGGCGAATTAGAGGATTGACCTGTTAGCTCAGGAGGTCGGCTGCTTTCTCCATTAAGGGAGGGAGCGCACATGTGGAAAAAAGTCTGTTTCAAGTGCAAGAAAAAAAGCTATTCTGCAGCTCGGATTGGTACGAAATGGATCTGCCCTTACTGCAAGGAGGATCTGACCAAAGTCAAAGCTGAGAATTTAACAGAGGAGGATTTGCATGGTAAGCTCTGGCCTTAACTTTCTAGATATGACAAGGCCTGATGGCTGGGCTGCCTCAATTGAGCCTTTAACCTTCGGCCATTGGAAATTGGCCTTTTATGAGCCTACGTCTCCAATGTCCTCCTTCTTGACCATAGAAGGACCTGGGGCAGCTTTGCCTTTCTTGGCCAGTACTGCAGCTGAGATATTGCTGATGGGAAGACCAATCGATGTCAAGTTTCTCTGCAAGCTGAGCGCAGCTGATTTCGCGGATCTTGTATTACCAGAGCATGATCCTGTAGAACAAAGAGAAGATGGCTGGTATAGATTTAAACACCGAGAAGACTATTGGCGTATAGCCAAGCCTTGAGGAGGTAATTACATTGGCCAGCAAAGACTGGACAGAGGAGCAAAAGAAAATCATTTACGATTATGTTCTTGTAGCTCAAGATAAAGGGTATCCTTTGACTCAAGCTTTCGCTCTTGCAGCGGAGGAGCTAGAGGAAAGGGAAAGCTCCATCGGAGTGCTTTATTACAATTACTTACGAAAAGACCTGTCAGAGCAGCAACTACCAAGCGAGGACCGACAGAAGGAACTATCGCAGGTATTCTTGGCCAGTATACGCAAAGAAAAAGACAACGCTCGCAGACAATGGCAGCAAGAAGAAGACGATTTAATCATTGATACTGTCAGAGCTAACAAGGAAAGGCATCTCATGGATGTCTGTAATGAACTAGGCGAGGTATTAGAGAATCGGACTCCGCTCGCTATTAGTCGGCGTTTTTATACAATTCGTGATAAGAAAGAATTCCCACCTCCGATATCTCGTAACTCTTGGACAGCAGAAGAAGATGCTTTATTGCTGGAGGCTATAGACGAAGGAGTAAGCCTTGGCAAGCCAAAGACTCACATTTTCAAGGAGCTGGCTGCAGATCAATTAAGCGACAGGTCAGAGCATGCCATTCAAAAACGGCTTACATTTATACGGCCAGCGAGCAAGCCTGAGCAAGCAAAGCAAGAAATTGCTGCAAGCTCTGAAGATATTCCAGCTGAAGAAGTGAATGACGATAGTGGACAAGACTCCCAGGCTCCCATAGAGCAAGCCTCAGAGACTCCAACAGAGTCACAGGAGGTAACAGTCAATCGAGAAGTCCTTGAGGTCCTGGGACAGCTCCCTGAGGCTATGGCTGGAATACAGTCAAGACTTACTGAGCTTGAAAAGCGAGAAATTAAGCCTGATGTCCCATCTGTAGTCGAGGCCTTGATTACTATGTCTGATGGGTATAAGGAGCGCAACGAGCTTAAGGCTCAAATGGAGGATATCAGAGAGCAACACAAAGAGAGCCTTTCTGCTCTTAATTCTGAGCTGGAGAAAGTCTCATCTGAGAAAAAGGATCTGCTCAAGCAGCATGAACTGCTCTATGAAAAAATGGCTGAGGCAGAGGGAGTCTTTGAGACCTTTATCAATATGGCCTCTGTAGCTCAGGTGATGAGTCTAGGCGATTTCAAGTGCAAAATGAAGTCTGTAATAGACCGCTGGGGCAATGTCGTAAAGGTTAACTTTGAAAGGGAGGCCCAGCGATGATCAAACAGTACGCAAAGGGCTTTGTCGATGTCGAGATTGGCGATATTGTAGAGATTCAGGGAGAAGTCGGAGCAATCTATGATCTGCGCTTTATCCAAGAACTGAGGGACAATCAGAGCTTTTTTGAATGTAGGCTAGAGGATGGCTGCTGGGTAGCTGTAGCTGATGTCAAGGTCATCGAGCGCAAAACAAAGGAGTGGAATGTCTTTGACACTAGGAGCAGAGAAGTATGATCCTGCAGCTATAATTACAAGGTTATTGAGTCCAAAACAAGGGAGTGAAATCGCTTTGACACTAGGAGCAGGGAAGTATGATGCTATAACTACGAAAGTAAGAGAACAGACTGGAGCATTCGGCTGCATCTTGTTAGTCGTAGAAGGAGACCAGGGATCAGGATTCTCTGTTCAGGCTCCTTTGTCGATTCAGATGCAGCTGCCTGAGGTACTGAGGGCGATGGCTGACAGTATAGAGAAAGACCTAAAGGATGGAGGACTCAAGCCATGACAGTCTACAAATACGAGCTGGAGATGGGCGATTACGCTGAGCTAGAATTGCCAGTCAATGCCGAGGTCTTAACGGCTGCCCTGCAGCATAATAAGCTCTTTCTCTGGGCGAAAGTAGAGCCTGGGGCTGTAACTACCAAGAGGCGATTTCGCATAGCAGGGACAGGCCATGAGCTTACAGAGTCTAATCTTTGCTATATATCAACCATTTTCCCTTATGGAGGGAATTTGGTGTTTCACATTTTCGAGGTCGAGGAGGACTCATATTGATCATTGCTATTTGTAACCAAAAGGGAGGAGTGGGCAAGACTACAACGGCCATCAATCTGGCTGGGTATTGGGCTGCAGCAGGGCAAAAGGTGCTGCTGGTCGATATGGACAGTCAAGCCCATGCTACAAAAGGACTAGGCATCGAGGAGCTGCCTGAGGGAGGGCCGTCTTGTCTTCGCATCATCGTTCACAAGCACAAGCCAGCGACAATTACACCAGCTGAGAATTTGAGCATTTGGCCTGGATCATCGGACATGACGGACCTTGATTCGCTGCTTGGAGATAAGCCTGGTAAGTACTACAAGCTCAAGGAGGCCCTTAACACGTGGGCGCAGGACTATGACATTGTACTGATTGATTGTCCTCCGAACTTGGGAATCGTATCTCTTAATGCGCTGTCTGCAGCTGACTACTTAATTATCCCTTCTGCGCCTGGATACTTTTCTATAGACGGAATGGCCAGTCTCTTAAATACAGTCGATGAAGTCCAGGAGTACACCAATCCAGACTTGCAGCTTTTGGGGATCGTACTTACACAGGCTGATGAAAGAACCAACTTGACGAAGGAAACAGTCGCATTTTTGAAATCTGGATTTGGGCTGCAGTTTTTTGAGGCCATAATACCTACCGCTGTAGCTCTTGGGGAGGCTCCTAGTCATGGCCAGACCATACTAAGGTATAAACCAGAGAGTAAAGCTGCTGATGCTTATAAGAGGCTGAGCGAGGAGGTCATTACTCTTGCCAGAGAAAAAGCCCAGTCTTAAGATCCCAGAAGGAATCCACAAGTCGCTGCAGGAGCAATCGCCATTTAGGAAAAAACAACAGGCCCACACACAGGAGCAGCCACACGCACACGCACACGCACAGACACACGCACAAGCACACACACAGGCCCACGCTCCTACGCCTAAGAAAGCAATGCAGCGAGCGCATTTCTTTTTGCCTCCTGATCAGCTGGCTTTTTTGGATCAGCTGGCCAACCAATCAGGGGAAGGAGTCAGTCGCTCAGATTGGCTGCGATATGCCATTACTCGGCTGATGGAGGCTAACGACAACGGCGAACTTGATTCATAGTAACCTACACCTTTTTTAAATGGGCTGCGTAACGTATAACAACAGACTATGCGAAGGAGGGCGGTCATTGTGTTGATTGTCGGTGATGATAAGTCAGCCAGGGAAAAGCTTTGCAAAGGAATCGAAGGACCTCGCTGGCGAAAGCCAAAGCATTGGACTATAAAGAATACACAAATTATGGGCCAGCTTAAGGTGAGGGAGATTCCTTTGTCTGATTTTGCTGAGTCTATAGGAGTTAATCCTCGGACGGTGGCTGCTTGGATCTACGAGGGCCGATTGCCCACAGAGGAAAATCAAGAGAAATGCTGCCAGTACTTTGGCATGCCAGCTGAGGTATTATTTCGGGAAGTCAGGTGATTTATATGATCTGGAGAATTTACTTTACAGCTGGGGCTATAGTGATAGCTCTGGCTGCTGCTTACAACTATCACAGGACCAGCAAGCAGATTCTTTCAAATTACGGCCATAAGGACAAGCATGGATGGCTCTTTTGGATGCTGCTCTTTCTTGCTATGGCCAACGGTGTAATTTTATATAGCTTGCTGAGGGGGTAACTATGAAAAAACAGCTTTTTGTCAGCCGCTCGGGACGGCCTGAGGAGTCTTTCTTTGTAGAGCCTAGCAGACATGCAGCTCCAGTCATCCACAAGCCCGAGGGAGGCCTATGGACCTCTACATATAATCCAGTTTACGGATCGGCCTGGGTGCAATGGTGTTTGCAGGAGGAATTTGATGGACCTGAATTTGATTGCTACTTACTAACACCAGAGCAGGATTTGCCGATTCTTGTCATTGACTCTTACGCTGAGCTAGTTTCTGCGCTGCAGCAGTTTGGCTATGTAGATGACAGATTTGGAAACATTGGCCATCCTGATATGTGGAGGACCTTTGACTGGCCAAAGATAGGCCAGAGATTCGCAGCGGTCCACTTAACAGAAAAGGGGAATGGCGAAGTGCATCATTCGTTCCCGATTAGTCTTTACGGCTGGGATTGCGAGAGTACTTGCTGGCTCAAGTGGAGCTTTGCGGATATAGAGGAGCTAGGGAAAAAGAAATTCAAAGTGTTGGATTACTGAAAAGCCTTTCTCTGAGGGCTTTTTTCTATGGGCCTATATAGGCACACACACACGCACACACCTATGTGCA